AAAGTTACAACCCCAAAAACAAAAAGTAGCAATAGAACTGTTTTTATTGATAAAAAGACATTAGCTATTTTGAGTGAATGGAGATTGAGACAAAAGAAAATGCCAATAATCTAAAAAGTACGTAGATTTTGTATTTTTCATGTTTCTCAGCGCATTCAAGGAACGTTTTTAGTTCATCTCTGGTATAATAATTTCTAGAATGTTCTAAGTTACTAAATTGTCTGCTAGCTTTAGGAATAATAACTGATGACGTGGGATCATCTGTTACTATTTTTAACTGTTTAGCATATTTGAAAATTCTAGTTATTAAATTGAATATAGCTTTATAGTTCTTTAATGGAATGGAGTACCAATAATTAATCAAGTCTTGACATTCAATTGTTGTGATTTGGTTAATTTTTTTATTGCCCAAAATAGGAAGTATCTTAGATTTATACTGTAGTTCAACAGTATAAAAAGAGGACTCTTTAACAGTTAATTTATAGTTATCTATCCAACGTTCATATACTTCACCAAAAGTTATATTCTCGTTGTCTAGAAAGTTAGTATTATTTATTTTTTTCTCAATTTCATCAGCTGCTAATTTGGCCTCTTTCTTTGTGTAAAAACCACCCTTAGTTTTATATTTACGTTTGCCAGTTACTGTATCAGTACCAACTAAAATCTGATAACGCCACAACATACCTTTCTTTGTTTTATATTTTCTAAATGTTGCCATAATATTTACCTCCAAAATTAAATTGAAAGTAAAAAGAAGATGTTAGCAACACACAGCTTTTAGTGACTTCAGTGTATTGGTCAATATGAATGTATGTTCTATATTATATATTTCTAAACCCGTCGAATTCTACGGGTTTAGAAAACGAACATTATTTATTTAAACTAATATTTACTAGAAAATACTGATAAAATAAGAAAACTACGCGCCAATACTATGAACCAATTACTTTGTTAATTTCATTAATAGCAATAGATTTTAATATTTCTAAAGATACACTAGATAACTTACTAGATATTTTTTAGTATTTTTCCAAATTTTATTGTCGCGAATGTTATTTAAATATTCGTGTCCTTGATAGGTTAAATTAACACTGTATATTTGTAGATTATTACTAGCATATCTTAATTTAGTAGTTATTAAATTACCCTCTACTAATTTAATTCACGTCCTTTCAAAGATAAGGTCAAGATAAATTTTATACTGGGGCGCCGTCACACGCAGGGGGACGGCGCCCCCTTAACGCTTAGTCCTTGTCAGACTTTAGTAAATATAGTAAAATTAAAACCAAGATGATATTTTCCATGGTATTCACCGCCTTTCACGAGCATAAAGCCACATTCTCAATGTGGTAAAATGATCGTGGAAGGTGGGGAATACCTTTTTTATATTTAGTAGGACTAAGCGTTAAAAGTTTTTTGTAACGCGATGCACCTTAAATACAGATAGATACAGAATACAATCATGCTAATTTTTCTAAAAAATCTTGAACAGATTTTTTAGATGAATTTGCCAAAGTAAGAGTAGAAAAACTTTCAAAATCTTCAAAATCTTTTTTCACATCAAATATCTTTATTTTTTCTGTTTGGCTATCTAAGTCATCTAATATTTGGTGTTTCTCAGTAGTAAATTTAAGATTGTCATATAAATAAACAATATCACCATATTTTTCAAATTGACGAGCAAGTAGATTATTTTTTTGATACCAGTTTTCTAAACTTTCTTCAGTGGAAGGAAGTGTTGAAATGATACTAAATGTACTATCTGCATTAAAATAAGCATAATCAGCAGTGTATTTAAAAGGTATGCTTGATGATGGCTTGAATGTTGCCCTTGAAACAAGATTATTTTCAGTGAATTTATTTTCTTCAAAATATGTTTGAGCGAATTCCTTTGCTAATGATTTTGCTTTATGATTTTTTCCAAAAAAGACACTACCAACATAGGTTTCTGTTAAGTGATCTAATACTAATGGTAAATTAGATGAAATTCCATATATTAGATTAGATAATCTAATTGTGTCAGGCAAACCTTTAATTTCCAATCTATTCATATTAATCTTAATATCTATTGGTAATTCAGATTTTAATTTTTTCAATAAAAAATCAAGTAAAGTTAAAGTCTCTTTGAATAAATTTTTATCATCAGAGGATACTGTAATACTATTTAACTTAGGCGTATTTTGTGGTAACAAAGTATAATCGAAAAGTTCGCCATGTTCATCAAGCATTAAAACACCAATATTAAATTGTTCTCCTCTTATGTAATCTGGCACATAAGAGATTACTGAACAAGAATACTTTGTTCTTTTGACCATGTTAAAATGCCTCCTTTATTGTTTACAAATAATTTTTGACTTGCAACATAGTTAAGAATTCCTGGCATTCGTTTTATTTGGTTAAGCAAAAAGTTTAAATACATGTTTCTTTGATGATTTCCCTCTACTAACCAACTATCAGGTACTTCTTTTAACATATCTGCAACATTATTACTTGTTAAGTTTAAAGCAATACTGTGGATATTTGCAAAGGGATTTTCCTTAAAATCAATAAATGGATTTAATAAATCAAAAACACTACCTAGGAAATAATTGTCCATGAGACAAGCTTTCGTAATAAAAGATTCCCAATTAGATTTATTAAGCAAGAGAAGATCACGTTTGCTTACGTCATGATAATATTCTTCTGAAGACCAGTAAGGCCCAAAAAAGCAATATCCAAAGTCAATAGCAAGAATATAATTACCAGTATTTGTTTTCTTGAAAATTAAATTTCCAAGATTTCTGTAACGATCAATATTAGCTGTGAGTAGATCAAAGTATAAAATTTTAGAGATATCTTCTTTGTTATCTAATTTATTAAAAAAGTTGTTAACCTTTTTTCGACTATGGGGTATTCCAAGATTTTTTTCTTTAAGTAATAAATCTAAATTTTGAGTAGTAGTTTCGACAGCTTCAACGGCTAAGTATAATCCTTTTTCCATAATATGATGAGTAAATCGAAGTTCTGAATATACCTCTAAATCAATTTCTTCAATTTTAACGAGAGCCACATTTACGATGGGTAAAGATAGAACTTCTGCTAATTTGTAAGCAAATAATTCTTGAGCTGAAGCAGCCTCTAAATGTACCCAACCTAAATCACGAAATTTTCCGTAATGTCCTTTTAAAAAATATTCTTTACCATCAGATGCAAGAATTTTAGCAGGATGTGATACTCCTGGAAGTCCATCTTTAGGTTTAAAATAGGACTCAATATTTAAAACTTTGATAAAAATCCCTCCTTAGATAGAATATAAGTTCTATTAAATGTATTTTTAAACCCGTCAATTTTGATGGGCTTAAAAGTGATGATATAATCAAGTAAAGAGGTGTAACGCATGAATGACGAATTATACAAACTAATATACTCGATTATAACGATTTTAATTACATCTGGTTGCTTTGGGTATATCAACTACAATATCCTTGAGAAACTTAATGTAGTAGTTGATAGACCGAATAAAGAAATCGATAAGAAACAAAAAATAATGATATTTACAGGTATTAATATCAGCTTGTACTGGATCCTAACGACTGTACTAAATTATGAAATAGCCTTATCAATTGTGCTTGTATTATTGTTTGATGTTGTGGGTACGATCTTGATTATTGCACCGTTAGCTAAAGGTATAGATTATGTAATTAACATAATTAGACGTATTTTCGGACAAAGTTATGCAGAAAATAGAGAAACTAGGGATTACATATTTAATACAAATAAGACACAAACGTTATTTATCTTTGGTTTTGATAATAAACTTATAACGTGTGGATATCTTGACTACCAACAATCTGGTGACAATAATTATTTTGATTTAGCATTGATTCCGTTAGATTATCCAGAAAATCAATATAGTTTTAATCAGATAGTAGAAGAAGCATCAAAGCATCAAGATTCTAGAACTTTGATAGACTTTGAAAAGAAAATCAAAATATATATTCTTAGGGACTAGCTATCTTTCTTAACAGGTTGTTTAGGAGCAGGAGCTGGTCCTTTTCCGCGTTCTGGAATTATTCCTTTATTACCACTATTTCTATAATCTGTGTTAATATTTTTATCTGTCATTTAAAAATTCTCCTTTATTTTTAAAATTTAATATATTGATTTTATAGTCGTACATGAGTTGGATGTACGACTTTTGCTAATATGTTAATGATTGTCTGACATGTTAAAAATTCTTCTTTGCAAATTTTTATCGAGATATCATTTGAATAAATTCTTTTTCGTCAATAGCTTCAATGTTATTTGTTTTAGAATTAATATGTTCTGCTTTTTTTATTTTATTAGATTTACCATCAGGACCAACAACTCTAGGATCTTCTAAACCAACTACCAAAATATTAGTATTTAGAGTAACCGTTCTTTGAAAATTACCACCTAGATCAGAAACAATAACTTCAGCTTCACTTCTTGTCATGCTTTGTAGTTTGCCAGTAAATGCAATATTTTTATCTTTTATGCGTGTCTCATTAATATTAATTTTGTGTAGATTTTTCTTTGATAATATATCATCTGCATTTAGAAATTTAATGGGTGTAGAACCGTGTCTAGATAGGGTAAAAGGTATATATTCAGTTGATGTAATTTTTCCAAATGATTTATATCCTGCGTTATTAACCAATTTGAATATGGTTGAATAATCGGAAGCTTCTAACATGGCAATTGCTAGTAACCCACAAGCTTTAGCATCTTCTAAAGCATTATGAAACTCAGTTATGTTTTCAATTTTGTAATGTCGAATCATCTGAGATAATCCATGATGTACACCAGGTAATAATCTTCTAGATAAAGTTAGAGTATCAATAAACTCAACATTTATGAAATCAACATCATAATAGTTTGAAGATTTTGTTAGAACATTTCTATCAAATGCAGAGTGGGATACTATCAAATTATTAGAAATGTAGCTTTGTATTTTAGGATAAATTTCTTTGTATGTAGGAGCGCTTTCTACATCTTCGGGATGTATCCCATGAACAAAAATATTCATAGGACTAAATTCTTGTTCTGGATTAATGAGACTATAAAAACTATCTACTAATTTACCATTTTCAAACTTAGCAATACCAACTGAACAAGGCGAATATGTATTTTCATTAGCAGTTTCAAAATCTATTGCGACAAAATTTTCCATAATTAAAGTTCCTTTCTATAGTTATTTTTTAAATATTCTTTATCATTTTTATCTAATTTTTCATTATTGGATAATTTATTAAAGATAGTAAGTTCACTAGAATTAGCTAAACGCCTATTGATGACGTTAGATAAATTAAATAATTTAACTGGATCAGTACAGAAACAACTATATTGCCAGCTACTTGTTTTTTCGGTAGTAATATAGTTAGCATATAGTGATACACCATTACCGTATACTATACCTAAATCATTACTGAATTTATTTTTAATTTCTTTAAATATAATGTTATTACCACTCTTTAAGGTAATTACTTCTAATTCTGAATCCATCAAATATCCCCCCTTTTTTTCGAAATATGCGTGTGTCTAAAAAGTGATAAATTCTGACAATTCTTCTGAAATCCCTAAATAGCTAGGGATTTGATATTTAGTTAAACTAGCAACTACATCTTTATCTTGCATAGCTAGTAATATTTTCATAGCTAAAATATTAGCTTCACGTTCCATTTTTGGAATATTTATATCCGTTCCAGTATGTCGATAGAATGGAGTACTTGAACCATCATGTAATCTAATATGCGCATATTCGTGTAATATAACGAAATCCAAGTAATTTTCGTCCCAATCAGAATTGATAACAATGGTAGAACATCTATTATTTGTTACAGTAAAACCACCAGTTGCATCATCAAGTTCAAGTTGCAGAAGTTGAATGCCAGCATCGCTTACTAATTGTTTAGGACTGTGTAAATCATATCTATGTTTTACTTTATTAAATTCATTATCAATAAAAAGACTCATATTACACACCCCTAGTCACGATGCTTTTTAGGCGTAAATTTTCTTTTGGCCTCCATTTTATTCATTTCCATAGCGGTTTTTACTGCAATCAAAATTCTATCTTTTTGTTCTTTTGTAGCAGGTTCACCATAGAAATTAAGATTATGGCCACTCTCAATACCTTCCATCAATCGTTCCGCTTGGATAGCAATATCATTCTTTTCTTTATCTGAAAGTTCATAATATTTTTGTGATTTCTTTTCATCTGAATTTCCTAATAAATAATCAGTAGTAACACCAAAAATTGTTGCTAACTTATTTATAGATTCAATATTAGGTTGTCTAGAATCTCTTTCCCACGTTCCAATAGTTTTTCCAGAAACGTTTAATAACTTTCCGAGATCATCTTGTGTAAGTTTTCTTTCGTTTCTTAAATCTTTTAATCTTGAACCAAACATAAAATTCGCCTCCCTAATTGTAGTTTTATACCATTATAATACTACTTTAAGTAGCATTTTAAAATAAAAACTATATAAAGTTACAAAAAGTAGCAACTTATACTTTACAAACTACATTTAGTAGTGTATATTAAGAATATCAAATAACTACATAACGTAGTTTCTAAAAAGGAGGATAAACATGACTGAATTAGCAGTGTTGAGAAAGAAAACAGGATTGACACAGAAACAGATAGCTAATCAAATAGGAATTTCACCTAAAGCATGGCAATCTTACGAAACTGGATTTAGAACACCTAAACCAGCCGTTATGCAAAAGATAGAAGATTATTTCGATGTACCTAAAGAAATTATTTTTGCTGCAGCTTTTAACTACAAAATGTAGCAAAGAAAGAGAGTGGAAAAATGAATGAATTAATTAAAATCACAATAAAAAATGATGCACAAGTCGTATCGGCAAGAGATTTATATAAAGAATTGAATGTTAAAACTCGTTTTAGTTTATGGGTTAAGCAGAATTTCAAACATTTTAGAAAAGATATAGATTTTACAAGCGTAGTTACAACTACACTTGTTAATAACGGAGCAGAGCGCGAATTACAAGACTATGCTTTAACCATTGAAATGGCTAAGCACATCGCCATGATGAGTGGAACTGATAAAGGATATGAAATCAGAGATTACTTTATCAAGGTGGAACAAGCTTGGAATAGCCCTGAGATGGTTATGAAACGAGCTTTAGAAATTGCCAACAAGAAAGTAGAAAAATTGAAGCTTGAAAATCAAGAAATGCAACCTAAAGCATTATTTGCTGATAGTGTTGCAGCAAGCCACACAACAATCTTGATTGGTGAATTGGCTAAAATCTTACGTGGCAATGGAATTAACATTGGTGCTAACAGACTGTTCCAATGGATGAGAGATCAAGGCTATCTCATCAGTAGAAAAGGAACAGACTATAACATGCCAACTCAGAAAAGCATGAACTTGGGGTTGTTCAAAATCAAAGAATCAACTATTACACATAGTAATGGTTCAGTATCAATCAGTAAGACAACAAAAGTTACTGGTAAAGGACAACAATATTTCATTAACAAATTTATGAAGATGAATGAGACAGCAATTGGTTGAGATTAATAAATTTAAGGTAGGTGGTATAGATGATTGTAACAGCTACTTATAAATATGATCTTTCAGATGATGATATTGAAAGAATTGCTGAAAGGGTGGTTAGAAAGCTTGAAAGAAAAAGCAACAAGCAGAAGTTGTTAAACATAACAGAAGCAGCTAAACACTGTGGCGTATCTCCACAAACATTTTGGAGATGGAGAAAAAGGAATAAAAATCTTCAGGACATTGAACTAACAGCTGGTGGGGTTGTTCAGTTCAGAGCCGAAGATTTAGATGAGTTTTTGAAAAACAAATAGAGAAAGTAAAAAAGAAGATGTTAGAAAAAATGCGAAAAGGAGAGAATTTAATGGAACCTATTTTAGCGGTGGGACTAGCTTGCATCGCCTATGTAGTGTTTTTCGTAGGTGTGAGCTGGTTAAAAGATATTTTTGTTAATTGGAGGGATAAATGATGTGGTGTATTTATGGAATCCTAGCGTGCATAGTGTACGCAGGGAGCGTTGATTTGTATAGAGCATGGAAAAGAAAGGATGAAGAAAAATGAATAGTACAGGTAAGGGGTAAGGGTTTTATAAATTTAAGTTCTTTAGCAGCAATTTTCTTTAGTGGTTTGAGTTTTGGAATTGGGCACTTATATATAGGGGCTGGTTTCGTAGCTTGGTTTGTTTTATCACTAGTGGCTTTAACGGAAATATGCAAAGATGAGGAGGCAAAAGAAAATGATTAGTTTATCAATACTTGTAGTAGGTATCTTAGTGGGGTTGATGTTGTATCCAATGGTTGAAGCCATTGAGGACGGCACATTCTTTAATTGGGGGGATGAAGATGAACAAACGAATAAAAAAGAAACACCAAGTAGAAGATGACATAGTGTTTTTAGCTGTTCCAAAAGACGATAGCTTGAAACTATTCTTTATACCATTTGAAGGAAAGCGATGGTGAAGATTACGAAAGCTCAAGTATAAGGAAGTTTATGATTATGTGAAAGGAAATGACTAAAAGTGGCAGAAACAAAAAAGATAGGTGCTGCAACACCTATCAAGCTGAGTTCTGACTATCAAAAAGAAATAATCAGAAATATTACTAACTTAAAGAATATAGAGTCTATACAACTATATATATATATTAACATATTGTTCACTGTTCCGCACTTGGAACAGGAGCAATATGAATTCTTGAAAAAGTTAGAAAGTATCTACGGTAGGTATGACGATGGATAATTATGAACTCAAATTTAATAAAATAGTAGGTTCAAAAGTTCAATTTGAAATTGATGATCTAGATGCATTTAAGAAAGATCTTAGGAAAGGTCATCTTAAATTCAATGCATCGCCCGCAGATCATAACATGATTTCAAATGCTCAGAGAAAGAAAATTTATGCCTTGTTTCGTGATATTTCAGAATATACAGGGTATGAAGAGCAAGAAGTCAAAAATCGCTTAAAATTCAAATTTTCATACAATATAAAGCAAGATTTTTCACTAAGTAATTGTACTAAGGAACTGGCAACACAATTCATTCGCTTTGTGATTGAGTTCTGTTTTCGATATGACATTCCATTCGATTCAAAAGCAATGGAAAACACAATCGATGCAGAACGTCGTGTGTTTCTGTGCTTGGTACATAGACAGTGTACTGTTTGTGGATCAAGACAGGGGCTGCAGATAAATCACGAAGATACGGTCGGTATGGGAAACAATCGTAATCATATCGATCACAGGAATCACAGACTTGAGATGCTGTGTTTTAAGCATCACAGTGAGTTTCATAACATCGGAGCTAAAGCTTTCGCTGATAAATACCACTTTCACGGTATCAAGCTAAGTGATAAAAGCATTCTAAGCTTAAAGCTTATGAGTCAGAAGCAAATGGACGAATTCGATGAAGAATATAAAAGACAAAAGGAGCTGAATAGAAATGGCTGAGAAAAGATACTTCTGGATCAAATTACAAATGGATTTCTGGAAAAGTCCAGTCGTGAAAATGTTAAGAAAACCATCAGGGGGTGACACATATGCGGTCATCTACCTTGAGATGATTCTGCTATCACTAGAAAACAATGGATATATCTATTATTCAGGTGTAGGTGATAGCTTTGCTGAAGAGATTGCTTTGGTTTTGGACGAAGAAACAATTAACGTTGAATTCGTTCTAGCTTTCTTAAAGCAGAAGCGATTGATTGAATTCAGTGATGATACATCTTTCAAATTTACTGAAGATGTAACTGCTGATTTAGTTGGGTCGGAAAGTGCATCAGCTCGCAGAGTTCGAGCATATCGTAAGCGTCAAAAAACGATTGCTAGCGAACAAAAAACGTTACAATGTAACACCAATGAAACGAACCGTAACTTAGATATAGATATAGATATAGAGAAAGATATAGATAATAATATACGATCATTTTCTGACGAAAACGATCAAGTTAGTTCTGAAAAAACTGTATCTAAGGAACACCATTTAGTTCATAAACCAACTAAAAAAGAATTGGATGAAAGATTTGAAAGCTTATGGGCTTTATATCCTAGAAAAGTTGGAAAGAAAAAGGCTCGTAAGTACTATGAGCGAGCAGTTAAGAATGGCACTAGCGATGAAATCATCAAAAAGGGTATTGAGAGCTACAACAAAGAGATTCGAGTGCAAGGTACTCAAACTAACTTTATTCAACATGGTGCTACTTGGTTTGGTAATGCAGGGTGGGAAAATGAATACAACTTTGAACCACCCAAGCGAAACAACAATCAGCGGCAATTAATTCAAAAAGAAAAGTTGCCAGATTGGGCTGAGAATGCAGGTAAGAAACAACCGTCAAATCCAATTATGTCTAGGGCTGAGAAAGTTAAAAATGAAGCTGAAATTAATGAGTTGTTGAGGAGGTTGTCGTAATGAAGAAAAGAATTGCAGAATTTAAAGACGCTAAAGGCCAATTTGTTAAGCGATATGACAAGTTGGTCGATAAAGATGGCATTCAATACATGGTAGTGAACACCATGATAGATATCTAGTGCTAGTGAGTCTGTCAGATGTTAGACCACCAATGCCAGTGATTCCATCTGATTTGAAAAATGATTATGTAAAGGTGGGGTAAAAGGTATGGAAAGAAAAGTTGTAGATGAGTGGCCATTTGATGCTAAGTATATAGCAGTCAAATTTAGCGATGATACTTATGGATTAAAACAGTTCATCGCAAATAAAGGGGACTTATTCGAAGATGACCTAGTTGTCTTATATAGTCCAAAAATTGACTCAATGCGATGCTTTGACACAAGTGAGCATCTTGAAGGAATCAGAAAATTTGTAAGATTTTTAAATGATGTTGTAGTAAAGGAAGGTAATAACGATGGCAAAAGTAAAAATCAATTTTAGTATCGATTCATTGGCAGAAGGTGCAGGTAAGGAACTGATTGAGCGTGAGTTGAGTGATATTTTCAACAACATCAACGATCCAAATGCAGATCCAACAAAGAAACGTAGTCTAATCGTAAAAGTAGATTTTGTCCCAGATGCAGACTATGACGAAGTTAAAGCATCAATCAATGTATCTAGTAAGCTTGCTCCTGCAGCACCAGTTACAACTAAGATCATGACTGGACGTGATTTGAATACAGGGATGATTGCAGCTAGTGAACTTAAGTCTGGAGTTAAGGGTCAAACTTATATCGATGAGCAAGGTGATGTAAGAACAGACACTGGCGAAAAGGTTGAAGATATTGAGAAGAAAAGTAAAATCATAGATTTGCAAGAAAAGAGAGGTTAACAACATGGATTTAACAAAAGAAGCACTAGATTACTTAACAGAACAAGGAACTGGAGTAGTATTACTTGCTTAATTATTCGAAGTGTAAGAATAGTCTGAAATGGGGTATATGGAATGAAGAAAGGACAAAAAATAAAATACAAAGATAAATATTATTTCATTAAAGCTGTTATCAGACAAGGCAAGGAAAAATTTGTGTTAATACAAAATTTTGATAAGACACATAGCGTAGTTAATGTAGAAGATATTGAACAATAAACAATATATTATTTGAAAACTTGAATGTAATTTTATTATATTACCACTTTTATAGTGGTAGTTATGTGGGTATATGTTAATGGCAGACTGCCAGAATTCCCATTCTGGAAGTGCGGGTTCGAATCCCGTTATCCGCTTTTAATGATCGATTATTAAAAATTAAAGTTAATGGAGTTGATGATATGGTTAGGAATAAAATGGAAGACTTGAATAATATTTTATTTGAACAATTAGAACGATTAAATGATGATAGTTTGAATTTAGATGAAGAATTAAAACGAGCTAAAGCTATCAGTAATGTATCAGATAAACTTATTCAAAGTGCTGATTTATCATATAGAGTTATGAAATTACGAGCTGATATAACTGGAGATATAGAAACACCTGATGTATTGGAGGCAAAGCATGTCAAAAAGATTGAATCAAGAGATAATTAATTGGTTAAAAGTCAATGTTCCAGGTAGACCGTGGAAAGAAGTATTTGAGTTATTTCAAAAAGAATTCCCTGATTTTGCTTGGACTGTGGATGCTATGAAAAATGCATGCTATCAACGTAATATTCGTAATGGTATTTTAGTAAGCCCTGAGTCTAAAAAATATTGGTTCAAAAAAGGACATAGTGTTCATAATGAAAAACCTTTAGGTAGTGAATTTAAAATGAAGGGATATGTGATGGTTAAAGTAAAAATGGATGGTTCTAGATATGATAAATGGAAATTAAAGCATGTATTAATTTGGGAAAAACACAATGGACCAGTTCCTAAGGATTGTATAATCGCATTTTTAGATGGAAATAAAGAAAACTTTGATATTAACAATTTAGTTTGTGTTAAGAAACATATAAATGCTGTTTTAAATATGCGTAAATTACGTTCTGAATCTCCTGAAATTTTAAAGACTAGAATAAGACAAATTGAGTTAGATCAAAAGATAAAAAGAATAACTAAGAATTTAGGAAGTGATTGAGTTGGGTAGGAGAAAGAAAATATTATTCACTGATTATTTCATAAACCTGGTAGACACGTATAAATTGAATCAAGTGGCAGACAAAACATACGATAAATATTGCTTGTCCTATAAACATTTGAAAAAAATTTGTCCTGACTTGTATTTACAAGATATGAACGCAAATGATTATCAACAAATCTTAAATGAGTTTGGTAAGACTCATGAGAAAGCTACTACAGTAGACTTTCATCATCAATTAGCTTGGGCTTTAAAGAGAGCTTATAACGTTGATGGTTTAACAGACAGAGATGTTACTTATGACGCTCAAATTCCCAAAGGTATCACTAGAAAGAAAAAAGCCAAGTTTATGGAACTTGATGATATGAAAAAGTTAGTAGATACCTTAAAGCATTTAAATTCATCTTCAGCTAATTTCTTTTTGATTCTATTAAAAACAGGATTGAGATACGCTGAAATTTTAGGAATTACATTAGAAGATATTGATTTTGAAAATAAAACAATATCTATTAACAAGACTCTAGATTATAAGAATCATGGTGGAGATCGTGATTTTGCAAGAAGATTTAAAACAACTAAAAACAAGTATTCAATCAGAACAATTCCAGTAGATGAAATGGTGTTGTATCTATTTCATAGGAACGCTAAAGGCGCTGATAAGGATGAAAGTATTTTTGGTTCAATCAAAGGATTCCAGTATAATTCAACACTTAATAAAAGACTGGAATGGACGTGTAATTTAGCAGGAGTTCCAGTTATGTCTGTTCATGGATTAAGGCACGAACATGCTACTTATCTGGTTAGTCAAGGCATTGATAGTAGAGCTGTTGCTGAAAGATTGGGACATGTTGACGATACGGTAACTAGAGAAGTTTATATTCATAGATTAGAAACAGAAAAGGTTAGAGATAATCAAGAAATCGTAAGGAGTGTTTCTAAGATATGACAAATTTTAGAGAACCAATTCAAGGTAAAGTTCCTTATTATTTGGATTTACAAGTCAAAGAAAGAATTGAAAAACTGAAAGTAGATGCTGTAGAACGACTTGAATTAATTAGAAAGAAACATCCAGAGTTTGATTTTACTTTCAAAGACCATAAAGGCTTATCTAGCGTAATCAGAATAACTTGTAAAAAATGTGGTAATCAAAGAGAGTTAATTCTCTCAAATATTACAAGAGATGGTTTTAGTGATGTATGTAGAGTTTGTATTAGAAACGCTAAATATGACAATATGGTAGCTAAAACAGAAGAGTTAATCAAGAAGTATCCAGATTGGGAAATCTATTATCACGATAGAAGATTCGTAAAGATTAAACATAAATGTGGAGATTACACATTAAGCAGAGGATACAAAACAATGGAAAAGATATTAAGTGAAAAAGAGCCAGTATGTTTTGCATGTAAGAAACGTAAAATCAAAGCCTTGAATTTAAAAGTATTAAAAGAAAATTCTCAATACTGGGAAATTCTTGACGAAGGTAAAACTTTTGAAGATGAAATCAAAATTAAGTGTAAGAAATGTGGCAAAGAAAGATACGTTACTCAAGGTAATTTAATTCTTTTGATTACTAGACCGCAATGTAGGTGTAGATATGGTTTACCAAGTCATTATGATAACGACAAGGTAAAAGCACTTAAAGCACTTAATTCAAATTCAGAATGGCAACTAATAAATATTGATGACAATAAGCAACAAATGACAGTTAAGCACAAATGTGGAGAGATAAAAACATATCAAGTTGATTCAATTGTTTATCCTACTGATTTGATATGTTTACCATGCAGACGTGCTAGTGGAATGTACAGGGGGTATTAATAAGAATGACAATGAAATTTGATGTGAAGACAGTTAATAAAATTTTAGAGATAGATGACGCTTTTAAAGCACCGACAAGAATGATGGAGTTAATGTTAGATCCTAAAAAGCGTGAAGAAATATTTAAGAAATTTTTAGAAATCGAAACTGATATGAGTTATGAATGGTTTCAAGAATATTTTGGCGATGAGCAAGCAGAACGTAAGTCTAAGAAACAAGATTTTACACCTACTTCAATTTCTAGTTTAATAAGTCAATTAATTGGAAAAGATAAGAGTACTTATTACGAGCCTGCAGCAGGTACTGGCTCAATGCTAATCGCTAAATGGCATAACGATAGATTGAAGAATCCGTTGTATAAAAGACCTGATACTGATAATCCACTAATTAAGTTTTTAACATCTCCAATCTTTACCTATGATCCACGAGCATATTGGTATCAAGCAGAAGAATTATCTGATAGAGCAATTCCGTTCTTAATCTTTAACATGGCAATTCGTGGAATGAACGGTTCAATAACTCAGTGTGATTCTTTATCAAGAAAAGCTACTAGAGCATTTTTTATCAGAAATGATACAGATAATTATTTAGGATTTTCAGAAGTTATTGAATTACCTAAGAATCAAGAAGTAGCTGATTTATTGGGAGTTCACTGGGATATAGAATCGGTGCAAAAATAGTAAAAATTACAGGTATATGAGATGACTAATAAATATGGCGGTTATAACGTAGAAGAGTTTAATAAAATTTTTAAATACGTTTCGGAGTATGAATAAAAAATGCTTTAAAGAAGAAAAGTGAGGTATATGGAATGAATGAAAACATGGAAAGTATGATAACGGAGTTAAAGAATGAATTTCCTAAAATTTACGATCGTGTAAATCATGGATTGTACATACTGGCAATCGATGAAGACGGTAAGGTTTATGAAGATGACCCAGATTTTGACGAAAAAATCGTTGAAGAAATCCAAATTATCTACAACGGGAATACAGTTTCTGTTTATCCAAATTACATTTATAAATGTTCAATTAGATTTTTTGTAGTCAGATACGAAGACTTAGATATTATCACTAAAGCTGTTGCGATTGTAGGAAAGCATTTGAAGAATATCGACCAAAAGGAGAGCTAGTTATGATGATTATGAATGAAAACATGCTCAACATGCTTAAGGAGCTAGATAGTGAATTTCCAGATAATTACGGATTACGTGAAGGACTGAGAATTGACGCTATTGACCTTAGAAATCGTTATGATGATGATGATATTGATTTTGATGAAGAGTTATTAGATGAAGTGCGAATTTATTATAAAAACAAAACCATACTTATCAAACGGTATGACAGAGATGACTGGGAAATTAAAGATGAAGATTACTTGAGATTTGTTGATTTTGAAAAAATTGGAAAAATCTTAAGCATAGTTATGAAACATTTAGGCAGAATCGAGTTTATTTAATTTGCCACGATTATATAAATTGAGTCAAAAGGAGAAAAAAGGTAATGAACGAAAATATCGACAATATTTTTGAAGAGTTAAAGAAAGAGTTTCCGAAAAACGTATATCAAGAATTAGATTTGAGAATTTATGATAACTATGGAAATGGCTATTTTACAGATGACGAATTTCAAGAAGAATTATTTAACAATATGTTTATAAATTACAGAGACAACGCATTAGGAATAAGTAGAGATGGATATAGATTGTTTAGTATCAATACAGACTTATTTATTGAACAAGATAATTTAGCAACTATCGCAAAAACTATGAGTATAGTGGCTAAACACTTAAGCAAAATTAAATTTGAAGAAGAATAGTATTTTAGAAAAAATAAAAACTATAACGTGTGATGTTAATAGTTTACCTTTTTTGAAAAAAAACGTAAATAGATGAGGAGAAGAAACAAAATGAAGATTAATTTTAAAGACGCAAAACCAGAAAACATCTACCAAGTGGGAAACGTTATTAGAAATGGAGATGACTTCTATCTTATAGCTAAAGATTTTGATGATAAATATTATTATGTTTGTCTAAACCAAAATTTTGTTTCTGCAAGTTATAAAACGCTTGAAGAATTAGTTGATATTAACAAAGATGAATATGATGTTTTGGCTGATGTAGAAATAAACGTATTTGAATAGCAAATAAATTGACCTTAACACGTCGTTAAACTGTTAAATACTGGCGTGGTTATTTGAACGGTATACATTCACAAAAAACCGTGTAAAAAATCAGGATCTCACAAATAACGACATAAACAGTATAGGCTTAGCATCTGTCAAAGGATACTGAGTCATAGGTAGTAGAGATGTAAGGAAGCTACAAACAAAATTTTTTGTAAAGGATGTGAAACCTCTCCTCTCTTTGATTCAATATTACACTGTAGCAACTTAGCAGGTTTACTACCGAAACCAGACTTTCTTTTAAATACACCGTTACAGTTACAAATAAATTTGGAAGGAGTTAATCCTCCGTGCATTATATTCTTCGTGGTAACTGTAACACTGCCTTGCATCCACATGATTTGAGATGGTCACACGTTTTGAGGGCGTGGCAGGGCTTTAGCTAGCTAGAAATATGAGAAAGGATTGATTAGATGAAATTATATTTAGTTGAATATTTTATTAACGACAAATTACACAACATGATTGTCAGAGCTAAAAATTATATAGAAGCAGAAACACAAGTTAAAGTGTCTGTTATAGCTAATATTCATGATGATAATTTTTAGGAGATGTAAGTATGGATGATACGAAAGGCGAAATATTATTTAAAGATGGTTTGAAAGTTCACTTTAAATGTTACAGAGGACAACGAACAAATACCATTAAATATTTTGATGAAAATAATGAAGAAGTACCATATAACAAAATATGGGGTAGACGATATGAATACTGCAAATTAACAAACATTGACGGTACTCTGTTTTATCAAAATAATGTTATTGCACGTTCGGAGTAAGTTTAATGGAATTAATAAAAAACACGCTCCCTTGGAAACGTGCATAATACATAAACCAAGATAATTATACCACAGGGAGAGTGCTTAGCTTGGAAGAATTAATGATACCCGGAATGAAAAATATTGACTATGATAAAACAGCTGATAACGTGGCAAGGTTTCTAACTGACAAACGTTACTATCCAAGACTATACAAGATATATCAACAGGCAAGTCCAGAGTTTATACAAAGTCCAAGTTTAAGTGGAATGCCAGGTGGAAGTATAGGAAATAGCAATGAAGAAAAACTAGTAAAATACCTTTACGCTAAGTCGATTGTTGACGGCGTTAGTCAAACCTATGATAAAGGCTCATTTGAGTTAAAAATTGTCCTAGATAATGTATTAGGTAAAATATCAGCAGTTGAGGCAATGATGAGACTACATTTTGAAAATACAAGATATTATCAAGTAAAGAAAAGGGCTTTAAATGAATTTGCTGATGGTCTGGAGATGAAGGTTAATTGTCCAGATTTACATGTATATTGTTAAGAGTAGATTAAAATATAAATTTTTGTGATGTAAAAAGTATACAAAAAGTGTTAGAATTACACTGATAATACTACTAAAATGTTGGGAGGGATTGTTATGTACAAGATGATAAAATTCATCGGATCAGAAGTTACTAAATCTACCCAGAAAATAAATAATTCGATTTTAATGTTTAATTCAGTAGTTTTTGATAGAAAAAATATTAGTTTTTCTTCAAAATATAAAGTACCTAAAGATGATAAGAATAGTATAAGAGAGGACTACAAAAGAATAGGGAAGGACATTTATAAAGTTTTAAATAATTATGAGCAAAGAAACCAAAAACGACTTGCAGAGCAGTAAAGCAAATGTAGATGAAGTTATTGATAGTGTAAAGAAATTGCCACGGGAAGAGCAAGAAATGGCTATCTCAAAATTAGAAATGTACTCAGGACCTATTCCACACCCTGATATTTTGGAAAAGTATGATGAATTAGATCCAGGCGCTGCAAAATTGATTATAGAAAATGGTGTAAAAGAATCTGAACATCGTAGAAAATTAGAGGTTCAAGCAATGAATTATACTGCTAAAGATTCAAAACGCAGAGAATGGATGGTTTTCTTTTTAGGGATAATAATAATTTTAGTTGGAGCATTGTTAATATATCTTGGACATACTATTACAGGTACTGTTCTTTCTGGAATATCAGCAGTTAGTTTAGTTAGTTTATTTGTGGGTAATAGTAGTGAAGAAGATAAGTCTGAAAAAAAAGAAGATAAGAATTCTTAAATTAGAATTTATAGAGTAGTCTGAAAAACTTTTTCAGGCTATTTTTATTTTATGTAAACGAAATAAATGTTTAATTTAGAATAAAAAAGTGTAGGGCAAGTGTAGAAACAGTGTAGATTAAGTGAAGACTTTCCGTGCTATTATGGTATTATAGCAAAGGTAAGTTAGGTTAGTCGCTTTATAGACCATGAGAGTTAAAACTTACAATGTATATTTTATTTGTCATAATTATTAAGTCAGTCTATCCAGGCTGGCTTTTTATTTTGGAGAAAATTATGAAAGATAGTATAGATTTCGGAAAAGTACAAACTTATGAAGAACTGAAAATGTTACGTGAGTTAGAAAAGCACTACAAAAAATATCCAGTGAAACATAAGCGTAGGTACAGTAGAGATATCAACAAAATCAAATTAAAAGGTGGTGGGTGATATGCCAAGAGTTAGACGATGCAGATATAAAGATTGTCATACAATGGTGGAGTTACCAGACCATTATTGTCAGCAACATTATAGTTATGAAGCAGAGTATCTAGCTAATAGACAGAAGTGGGCAAGGTCAAGAAGTAAGTCATATCAGCATCGCTACAATACAGTTACACGTAACCGTAACAGTAATAAATCTGAACAATATAACTTTTATCGTAGTAAGCAGTGGGTAAACTTAAGACAGTTGGTATTGAGTAGAGATTATTATTTGTGTCAGTATTGCAAAGCAATTAATAAGATTACCAGCGCTAAGACAGTAGATCATATTGTACCGATTGAATATGACACAGACTTGAGAGCTGATACTGGTAACCTTGCTACAATATGTTCAAAGTGTCATAGACTCAAAACAGATTGGGAACGTTGGTACTATGGCACAGGTAAGGATAATCAGTTGAAACAAGTACCTAAAATTACAAATATTAGTGAGATTGTTTTAGAAATGAATAGACTTGCTAAAACGTCCCTAAAATAGCCGTAGATGCATTTTAAATAAATTGAATGGAATTCCATTAAAAGCAAAATTAAATTTATCCCCCGCCCTGGCAAGAGCCAAGGAAGAGCGCACACATAGGAGTCATCTTATAAAAAAGTGCAATTTCTGAAATTTTTACCTAGGGGGGGTACCACAATTGAAAGGAGGTAAGTCAGTGGTTAAAAAAGTCTTTTATCAGCAAAATGATGGGAGTTTAAGCGGTACACCGCCAAAGCACTTAGGAACGGTAGCAAAGGCATGTTGGCGCAAAATCGTGCCCTTTTTAGAAAGCACAGAGCGAGTTAAAAGAATAGATACTGCATTAGTAGAATTGTACTGCTCACAATATGAAATTTATCGTCAAGCTTATGATGATGTCTTAGAGAACGGCATCCAAACTAAGATATTTAAATCACTTCAAGATGCTAGTGGCTCGATAGTGGGTAAAGATTTTGTTGGTTATCGTAAGAACCCAGCTGTTGCAACGATGAAAGACGCTAGTGTACAGATAACTAGTATTGGTAGTCAACTTGGCTTATCCCCTAAAGCAAGAGCTGAATTAATGCAATTGGCTGATAGCAAAGGAAAAGAAGATTCAAAAGAAGATTCAACTGAAAAATTAGCAAAGATTTTTGGAGGTGAAAGTTAGTGGAAGTAGATTTGACTCAGACTCATGATGTTTTAGGAACATATCATAGTATTGATTTTTCAGATATTAGAAAGAAATATCAAGATGAAGGTACTAGATATGCTTTTAAAGTACTTGATGAAGAAATCGAAACTGGATATCTAATAAAGCTAGCTTGCTTTAGACACCTAAGAGATTTGCAAAGGCAGAATACAAAGGATTTTCCTTATCGTTATTCAGTCAAACAAGCTAAAAGACTACTATTGTTTGCCTCAATGTGTCCGAATGTGGATACAGAATCTCCAACTGAATTAATGGATTGGCAAAAGTTTATTTTTTGTATGCTATTTGGTTGGAGAAATTTAGAAGGGCGAAAAAGATTTAGTCGTGCGATGGTATCTGTCGCTCGTGGGCAAGGCAAAACTTACTTGATGGCAATTTTGATGTGCTACTCTTACTTTATAGAAAGCCTTGGATTGTCTAATCAAGATTATTTAGTGTCATCAATTAACTTTAAACAGACTAATAAGATATTTGGTTATATTAAAACAATGATGAAACACATCGTTAAAACAGATATGTTTAAAGATTATGCTGCTACTGTTGGCTTTAAAGCTCAAAACGATCAGATAGTTATGAAAGAAAAGAATAACGTTTTACGTGCTATTTCTCATGAATCAGGGCAATATGATAGTTATCACTTTACAACAGCTATTTTTGACGAAATTGGAGAAGTAAAAAGCAGAGAAAAGATTAGTAAGATTATTTCAGGCCAAGTTAAAGTGCCTAATCATCAATTCATTCAGATATCAACATCTTATCCAGATCCTAGTGTTCCATTCCATGAAGATCAAAAAATGATGCAACAAGCGATGGAACAAGACTATAAGCGCGATGCAGATAACTTTTTAGGATTAATTTGGGCTCAAGATAGCTTAGATGAAACTTTTAAGCCAGAAACGTGGTATAAATCTAATCCTTTATTGTATTTAGATGGTCAAAAACAAGTTCTAATGGAAGGATTGCAAGATAAACGTGATGCAGATATGCTATCTGGTAATGTAGCAGACTTTCAAAATAAGAATTTAAATTTATGGTTAGCAGAAGCAACCAATAGTTTTTTGAAGTTAAGTGATATAGAACGAGCTATCCAGCCTAATTTCAATATTGAAGGTAGGACGGTATATATTGGCTATGACTATTCGATGTTTTCTGACAATACTGCAATAGCATTTGTATATCCTTATTCAGCCAATCATGGTGTGCCTAAATGGAGAGTTGAGCAACATTCATTTATTCCTTGGCAACACGCTGGTTCAATTGAGGCTAAAGAAAAACAAGATGGTATAAATTATCGTGAATTAGCTAAGCAGGGTTATTGTACTATTACCAGTCATCCACAAGGTTTGATTAATGAAGAACAAGTTTATCATTGGTTATTAAATTACATACATGATAATGATCTTAATGTTATCTTTTTTGGCTATGATGATTGGGGAGCAACTACTACAATAAAGCAACTTGAGTTAAATACTGATTATCCATTGCAAGGTATCAGGCAACGAACATCAGAGCTAAAAGATCCTACAAAATTTTTGCAGAAGTGCTTTATTGAAGGCACGATTACGCGTCCTGACGATAAAATTATGGAAAAAGCATTAATGAATGCACAGATTTATGAAGATAAAATCGGTATTCAAGTAGATAAAGCTAAAGCAACCCTTAAGATTGACGTGGTAGATGCAATTATTGATGCGATGTATCAGGCAATGTATCATTTTGAAGATTTTGGAATAGCTAATGATAAGTCAAGGCAAGTTGAATTAATGACAACCAAGCAAGTTGAAGATTGGTATATGAGCGATGAATCTGGATTATTAGGAGGTGATTTTGATGATTTTTAGACGAATTATAGGCTATTTATGGCAACTTTCAGACGTTTTATTGTTTATTTCAGCAATGATTGTGTTAGATTATACAGCCTTTAGAATTAACGCTACACTAGGTTGGTTTGTAATATCCTTAATATTATTTGTCTTAGGTTGGCTGGTTGAAGTCATCTCTGAACGAAAGCGAGGTGATAGTTAATGCCAATATTTAATATTAATAATGCTTTAAAAACGTCAACAATGAGTGTTCCATTTGGTTTTGGTGATGAAGAAGTTTTTAATGTCCTGACTGGTAAAGATAGTGATACTTATATTAGCGCTAAAGAAGCCTTAAAGAATTCAGATATATATTCAGCAATTTTTCAATTATCTGGAGATTTAGCATCTTCACGAATTATCAGTAGTAAGACCAGGTATCAAGGAATAATTGATAATCCAACTTTGACGTCAAATAAACATGCTTTTTGGCAAGCAATATTTGCTCAATTGCTGTTAGGTGGTGAGGCTTTTATATATCGTTGGCGAAACGTTAACGGTATAGACAACCATTGGGAATATTTACGACCTTCGCAGGTTAGTGCATATCTATTAGATGACGGTTCAGGTTTAATTTACAATATTACTTTTGACGAACCAAAAATTGGGGTAAAAATGAACGTCCCACAAAATGACGTTTTGCACTTTAGATTACTTTCAAAAAACGGTGGTATGACTGGTATTAGTCCTTTATCTGCTTTATCTAATGAGCTTAATATCAAAAATGACTCTAATAAATTAACTAGAGCTGCATTAAGCCAATCAATTATGGCACCTGGTATTTTAAAAATTACAAAAGAAGGTAAAGTAAATTGGAAAATAAAAGCAATGCGGGCTAAAGAATTTATGCGACAGACTCAGGTTGCAAATAATGGACCAGTTGTAATTGACGATTTAGAAGAATATTCACCTTTAGAAATAAAATCTGATATTGCTAAACTATTAGCACAAGCTGACTGGACCGGTAATCAAATCGCTAAAGTATATGGTATTCCTAATTCTTATTTAAACGGTCAAGGAGACCAGCAATCATCTTTAGACCAAATAAAAGGAATGTATGCTAATGCTTTATCTAGGTATATGGAATCAATCGTATCAGAGCTTAACAATAAATTAAGTGCGACAATTCACTATAATATCAGACCGGCAATTGATCCACTACAAGATAGTTACGCTCAAGTGTTATCAGGATTAACTAAAGATGGAATGCTAGCACATAATCAAGCTAGATACCTATTACAAGGAACTGGATACTTGCCTGATGATTTACCAGAACCACAATCAGCATTATTGAACCCACCGAAAGGAGGTGATGCTAATGGTAAAGATACCGATTAGAGGAGCAATAGTTGATGATGATACTGCTATGTTTTATGACTATTTTGGCATGACTTGTACAAGTCCTAAAAAAGTATCAGCGATTTTAAATGAAGAAGTTGCTGAAGACGATGATATTGTTGTTGATATTGCTTCAAATGGTGGAGATGTATTTGTTGCTTCTGAAATTTACAGTATGCTTAAGAATAATGCATCTAATGTAAAAGTTAATGTTACAGGGTTAGCTGCATCTGCTGCATCAGTAATTGCAATGGCTGGAGATACAGTATCAATTGCACCAACAGCTCAAATCATGATACATAAAGCATGGACAAATATGGATGGTAACGCTGATGATTTAAATCATGAAGCAGGCGTTTTAAATAACATTGATAAATCGATTGCTAGTGCTTATGAGTTAAAAACAGGTATGAAACAGTCTGACCTTTTACAAATGATGTCAAACGAAACATGGTTGACTGCTCAAGATGCAGTAGATAAAGGTTTTGCTGATGAAATTATGTTCGTTAATGAAGATGAACAACCAGTTATGAACTCTATGGAAGATATACCTAGTAAATCAGCGATTAATAAGTTAATGAATTTAATTTTAAAAGCAGATAAACAACAAAATAAAACAACAAGCCAGTTTGAAAATCCAAGTTTAAAGGATAAGAAACTGGCTATTTTAATGGAAAGAAGGAAAAATAATGAATATTAATGAACTTAATAATACTTGGATTGAATCTGGACAAAAAGTAGCAGATTTAAACATGCAAATTAATGCTGCTTTAATTGATGATAATTATGATGAAGAAAAATTTGCTAACTTGAAAGCACAACGTGATAAAGAAGTTACACGTCGTGATAATCTAAAAGAACAATTAGATACTGCACGAGCTGAAGAAGTTTATAACATGCCAGATAAGGATAAAAAACCTTTAAGCGATAGCGAAAAGAATCTAAAAGATAAATTTGTAGAAAATTTTGTTGGCATGATGAATGGAAACTCTAAAATTGTGGATATGGTTACTTCTTCTGTTGATGATAACGGAGATAAGGCAGGATTAACAATCCCGTCTGATGTTCAAACTGCTATTCATCAATTAGTACGTCAATTCAATTCTTTAGAACAATACGTAAATCGTGAAGCAGTTTCTATGCCAACAGGTTCTCGTGTATACGAAAAATGGACTGACGTTACACCATTAGCTAATTTGGATGACGAAACTGCAGAGATTGGAGATAATGATGATCCAAAATTAACATTAATCAAGTTCGCTATTAAGCGTTATGCAGGTATTACTACTGTCACAAATACTTTATTGAAAGATACTGCAGAAAATATCTTAGCTTGGTTATCTGCATGGATTGCTAAAAAGGTAGTAGTTACACGCAACAAGGCAATTATTGATGTAATGAATAAGGCACCTAAAAAACCAACCATCACAGATTTTGATGGAGTTATTGATTTAGTTAATACAGGAGTTGATCCTGCAATTAAAACAACATCATTCTTGATGACTAATACATCCGGCTTGAATACTTTATCTAAAGTTAAAGACGCAATGGGACGCTACTTATTGCAACATGACCCTACACAACCAGATGTATACATGATTAAAGGTAAGAGAGTAATTGAAATTGCTGATCGTTGGTTACCAGATAATGCAGGAAGTCATCCATTGTATTATGGAGATTTAAAACAAGCAGTAACTTTGTTTGACCGTGAAAATATGTCTTTACTATCTACTAATATTGGTGATGGAGCATTTAAACGAGACTTAACAAAAGTACGTGTAATTGACCGTTTTGACGTAGTAGCGACTGATAGTGAAGCTTGGGTAGCCGGTTCATTCAAAACTATTAAAGATCAAACAGCCAACTTTGCAGCTACAGCAGCATCAAATGTCTAGAGGTGATTTAAATGGATAAGGAATTATTACTTGATGATTTGAAGTTGTCTCTTAGAATTGATGGTGATACTGATGACAGATTACTAAATTCATATATCAAAGCTGCTGAAGTGTATATTAATACTGCAGTAGGTGGAAATGATGAATTTTGGCAGCAAGATGATGTTATTGCAATTCAAAAAATAGCAATTCTAGCTTTAGCTGGTGCTTATTATGATTACAGAGTAGCTTTACAAGATGTAATGACTTATCCTATTGATCTCACTTTAAATGCAATAATCTCACAATTGCGTGGAAAATTAGCGTTATACGAAGAAGGTGATAGCAGTGCCTAAGAAGTTATTACATTCTTCATTTAATCAGCGTATCGAGTTCCAGACTGTTAGCTTTGTGGCCGATGATTTAACTGGAGATACGATTGAAAAGCCAGTAACATTATTTTCTTGTTGGTGTGCACCTCAAAGACGGACCATGTCTCAGCAGTTCCAACTAACTGGTTTAGGACTTGAGGATACGCTAACTGTAGCAATTAGGCACAATAGCAATGTTAGTAAAGCAATATTAGCTAAATATAAAAATGATATTTACGAGGTTGTATCTTTTTCTCCAGATGAAACTAATAATTATATGGCTTACGATTACATTGTTATTAGAAAGAAAAAGGGTTCTATACAAAATGGATGACTTTATTAACCAATTACAAAACTATTCTGATAATTTAGATAGTTTAGTACCGAATATCGAACATCAACAAAGAATTACACAAGCTGGAGCAAAAGTATTAGAAAAAAATTTGCAAGAAGTAACACCAGTATCTAAGTTAAATCGTAAAAAAGATAAGCACTTAAAAGAATATGTAATGTCACAAAATACCAACATTGACGGTCAAGAAGATGGTAGTTCAACAGTTGGATTTGGTAAAAAGGCTTATATTGCTAGATTTTTAAATGATGGAACAGTTAAAATGTCAGCTACACACTTTGTAGATAATGCTGTCAATGAATCTAAAAAAGAAGTTTTACTAGCTAATAAGGCTGAATATGACAAAATAATGCGAGGTGGTAAGTAATGGAAACACCAACCACGATAGCAAAAAAATTAATGAAGGATATTACTTGGATAGATGAGTTATACTCTGGTTCTATTCCAAGTAATGTGGAAGTAAATACAAATAAAAATACAGTATTGATTACTGAATATTTAAACGAACCTAGTCAGTATGCCAATATGGAAATAAAGTATTGGCTTATAGGTGTTGAAGTGCAGATATTCTATAAACTTGATGGAGAAGATTTTCAAAATTGTGAAATACAAGTAGCTAGATTATTCAATGATAATCGTTGGAAAATTGACACATCAAGAAATAGGATTAAAGATCCAGACACTAAACAATGGACTAAGGTTTTTTATTTTTCAAAAAATTTAGAAATGGAAGAAGGTATTTAATATGGCTAAATCAAGTACACATGGTGTACGTTATATTGGGCTAGCAACTATTGACGATAGTGGCGCTTTATTAAAGGGACAATCTGGACTTAGCGATAATGGTATCTACATCATCGACGGAAAAGGTGAAGGTACGATTACAGCTAACATTACTGGATTAGAACAAGCAGGAACCCCAGTATATGCAAATAATCAAGTTAAATTAATTCAACACGGAAAACAACAACCACAAGTAGCTTTGACGGTATTGAATATGAATAATGATGTTTTGAACAAGATTAAAGGTTATGTTTCTGATGGTAAAGGCGGATACGTTTTATCTTCTGGAGACAAACCTAACGTAGCTTTACTGTTATGTTCTGAAGATGTTGATGGGACTTTAATTTATGAAGGCTTTTCTCATGGTGAAGTTACTGAAACTGGACGTAACCACGGAACAGATAATAATAACTTAACTAGAGCTGATGCAACATTAACTTTCCAAGCATTAGAACCATTAAAAGCAGATATTTTCATGGATGATAAAGGAGTTCAACAACCTTATAAAGTTTGGGCAGACGATGAACCCGGATTTGACCTAAATCTAATGTATAAAGAAGTATTTGGCGGATTTTCTGATGTACAAAGTTTACGCATTCCTAAGAAGTTCAAAACAACTACAGTTACACAAACAAGCGCTAGCCCTACTTCAGTAACTGCACAATAAAATCAACAGAGACGATTAATATGAGGCGAATAAAGAAGGGAACAAAGAAATGTCAATTAGAATTAATACTAAGCCGTTAGGATTAAAGAAACCTATTTTTGTTGAACAAAGTGTCAAAAATGTAAAACTTGCTAATGAAATGATGAATAAAATGCTTAAATTAGGTATTGAGCAAGAAAAAGTAGTGGCAATCAATTTTGATGAATTAGAAGAAAAAGAAACAACTGAAAAAATGTTGGAAATTAATACTTTAGAAGCAAGCTACATTGATGATGCATTTGTTTTTTTGCAAAATATCCTTAAGTTATCTAGCAAAGAAAAAGAACTTGCTGAAAGTACTTTAACGATGGAAAAATTAGGAGAATACCTAAATTATGTAGTAATGAGAGTTAAAGGAATTGAAGGAAAGCCAGAAGCAATATCAGAAAAAGATCCAAAAAAAGATTAAGGCTGTTATCCGATGAATATTACAAAAATAAGGATGAACAAGCCGATTTATTATTTTTACAAAAAACATTACTATTAGAATCCGGTATACCAGTATCAGTTAGTGATAAAGAAGATTTTCAATTATTAGTTGAAGTAATAAATGCTAAAGCTAAAGAAGACAGAGAAGTTTCACCAAGAGAAATGTTGAGACGTTTTAGAGGACAATAATATTTCGTGTTATAATTAGGTTACTTAGCATACATGAGGTGGTTAATTTGACGAAAACTGATGTAACGCGAAAAGATATCCGATATTTTATTTTTCACAAGCATTTTAGGTGCGGTAATGTTTATTTCAACGATAAATTACAGAAAATTTTGATTGTAAGTTTCTTTTTGAAAAATTGTAAAATGTACGATTATAGCGATTTAAAATACGGAAGAATTTATCTTAATGAACAATCCAGAAAGATTTATCATACCAGAGGGCTTAGCAGCGTTCCGGAAGAAGAAAAATATTACTATAATCCTCAAATGGTACTAGAATTTAGAGATGGTTTTACTTACGAAGAAATCATCAGGCATGGAAAAACTTTAAAAGAAAGTGTAGCTGGATTAAGTTTGCAATATAAGAATGTTGATTTTGGAAGTAAAATGACTGAAATCAGCGAGCAAAATGGGGATTTATAAAAGTCAGTTTTGAACTGGCTTTTTTATTTTGGAGGAAAGGAGGTTAATTTATCAGTGAAAGTACAAAATGAAATGGCCACTAAAATAACCCTAGATACAATTGAAGCAGCTAGAAGTTTAAAGAGTTTCACATCTGGAATATCAGCATTAACTAATGGATGGAAAGCAAGCGAAGCAGCACATAAAGCGGTTGGAGATAGTTTAGGAGCTTTAAAAGCTAAATTTGATGGCATTGGAAATGTTATTGAAGTACAAAAGCAAAAAATAGAAGAGTTAAAAAGTCGTCAAGAAGGACTAGATAGAACTAATAAATCTCAAGCTGAAACTTGGCTAAAATTAGAAAAAGATATTCAAACGGCTACTAGACAATTAACAAGCTATGAAGCTCAACAGGAAAAAGCTAAATCATCAATGGAATATTACACATCTGGTTTAGCTGATTTACAAAAAGGATATCGAAATACACAAGCTTTATCTAAAAGTTATGCTGAAAGACTGCAGGCAGAAGGTAAAGCATTAGACGCTAAAAAAGTACAGTTAAGCGGGGTTAAGAACTCGCTAACTAATTTAAGCAAACAGTACCAACTGCAGGAAAAAGAGCTACAGTCTATTGCTGAAAAATCAGGGATAACAAGTGAAGCCTACATGAAACAGCAAATTAGGCTAAATGAAACTGCCACAGCAATGGCAAAAGCTAAATCATCAATAGGGCAATTAAATGCAGAAATAAAAGTACTAAATCCAGGTGTATTTACCAGGATGAAAAATAAAGCTAATGAACTAAACGGAAGAATGGGCAAATTAAAAGAATCTGTCCTATCTTTTAAAGGATTAGTTGGGGTAAATCTTATTTCTAATGCGGTTACTAGTGGATTTACGCTTTTGACTTCTCAAATGAAAGGTATTATTTCTACAGGTATTCAAGTATCAAAAACTGCTGGAGCAATGAAGAAACGTTGGGAGAATTTAGGTGCAAGTGCTAATGATATAAAACAGTTAACAAATACGTTATCTGATTTAAAGACAAATTCGAACTTGACCGCAGAAGCAGTAAATAAAATGCAAACTAACTTTTATGGAATAACTGGATCTGTGGAAAAGACAAACACTTTAAGTAAAGGTGTTGCTAGCTTATCTTTACAATTAAAGTTATCTCAAGACCAAGCAAATAATTTTGCTACAGGGTTAGGTAAAATTGAAGCTTCAGGAAAAGTTACTAGGAGTTCTTTACAAAAATTAGAAAAACAAGCTCCTGGGTTAACTACAGCTCTACAAAAGGCATCTGGTGAAAGCAAAGAAGCATTTGACGCATTACTTGATTCGGGAAAAATGACAAGCGGCCAATTTAATGACATCTTGGAAAAAGCTTCAGAAGATTATAAGAAAAACAGTAAGGCATTTGGCGAAACTTCTGGTGGAGCATTGAAGAAAATGCAAGAAAACTGGAAGAGTACACAAGCAAAACTGGCTGAACCATTAGTGAAAGTTCAAGCTACTGGACTAAATGAATTAAATAAAGCTTTAGATGATAAAGAAACGCAAAAAGGAATTCAACAAGTTGGTAAATATATTGCACAAGTTGCAGTACAATCGGCAAAGTTTATTGCGTATTTAGCTAAACACCAAAGTACAGTTAAATCTTTTGTTAAAGTAATAGGTTCGATGGTTATTTTGGTAAAAGTTACAGGGTGGATAAAGCAATTTGTGGCAGCAGCTGCAAGTGTAGCCGGAGCGCTAGGGCCTTGGGGATTGGCAATTACAGGTATTACATTAGCTTTAACGTATTTGTATACACATAGCGACAAATTCAAAAAGTTTGTCAATGGATTAGTTAAGGCTGCTAAAGAAGCATTCAATAGTCTAATCAAGTTCTTTAAAAACTTATCTAAAAATATATCTAAAATCTGGAAATCAATTACTGGATTCTTCAGTAAAGGATGGAACAACTTAAAGAAAGGCGCATCCAAGGGAGTAAAAAATATTAGCAAAGGTTGGGATAATCTTAAAAAAAATGCAGCTAAAGCTAATAAGCGTATGTGGGATGACACGAAAAAAAGATATTCTGATGGTTGGAATAATCTAAAAAAGAATGCTAGCAGCGCTAAAAATAATATCGTCAAAACATGGGATAATCTCCATAATCAAACTTTAAAAACGGCGAAAAAATTTACCAAAGATCATCCTAAAGAATTCAAGGAAGGTTATGACACTGTTCAATCTTATACTAAAACTTGGAAAGATTTTGTTAGTGGGCATTGGGATAAATTAGGTGATGATGTTAAAAATACAGCAAAAAACTTAAAAAAATGGGTTAAAGATATCTTCAAGGAAATGTATGACTGGTTGAACGAAAAGACCGGTGGCAGACTTGATGATATGGTAAAAACATTTCAAGATAAATTTGGTTCACTAAAAGATGTTATTCACTCAGCAATTAGAGGCGTTAAACAAAAAGCTGCTGATTTAGTTAATGGTGTTATTAAACCATTCAATGATATGTTATCAGGTTTAAAAAATGGAATTAACTGGGTATTAGAAAAGGTTGGAGCACCTAAAATTACTGCTAGTTGGGCAATTCCAACAGTATCCTATGCTAAAGGTACACCTAATATACAAGGTTTAAGTGGAACTCATCAAGGTGGTTTAGCTTTAGTTAATGATGGTGTAGGAGAACATTATAGAGAAATGTTTAGACTGCCTAATGGAAAAGTAGGTATTTTTCCTAATCAGCGTAATATGGTGGTTCCATTGCCTAAAGGCTCAAGTGTTTTAAATGGTGAAGATACTTATAAATTAACTACAATGTTAGGTATTCCAGCATATGCTAATGGTATTGGTAAATTCTTTAAAGGTGTTTGGAATAGTGCTGTTGATTTAGTTGATGAAGCAGAAGATATTTTGAAAAAGCCAGCAGAATTTTTAAAAGAAGTCTTTGAAAAACATATTGGTAATTTATCAGCTAAAGGCTTAGCTGGCGATATTATTACTAACTTCCCTAATAAATTAGCAAGTCTAGCAGTTGGCTGGGTAAGGAAATTATTTGAAGATTTTGGAGCTGGTGGCGATGGAAATAGTCCTGCTGGTAGAATGGCTAAATCTGAATTTGCCAAGATAGCTAAACACGCTGCTAGATTGATGCATCAAAAACTTAGTGAACGTGATATAGAGCATTTGTACTATCAAGCATCAACTGAATCTAGTGTAGATCCTGCTCAAAATGGTGGTTATGACGATCATGACGGAACAGGTTTACCAATTGGATTATTCCAATATAAACTTGGTACTTGGAGAAGTTGGGCGGTTCCAGGACATGCAAATATTCATTCTGCTTTAGACCAAATTATGGCAGTTTTAAATGATAGCAATTGGAGAAATGATTTTCCCCCAATTGGAGTAAAGAGAGGTTGGGGGCCTTCAGGTCATAGAATGATGGCTTATGGTGGAAGAATTGATACAAATCAATTAATCGAAGTTGCTGAAAATAATAAGCCAGAGTATATTATTCCAACTGATCCAGCTAAAAGGCCTAGAGCATGGCAGCTTATGCATGAATTAACCTCTGAATTTACTAATCAAGAACCACAACGCATAAATGTATCAGATAATAGAGATCTAAAAGAATTAAATGATAAGTTTGATTCACTATTAGCTATGTTCAGTCAATTATTAGGATTAAACAATCAACAAATTAAAGCTATTCGTGAGAGTGGATTTGATAAAATAAAACAGTATCAGCAGCAAGCATTAGATCAAAGATTAGCTGATTATCAAGGTTATTAGGAGGCATAAATTATGGAAAATAATTTTTATATTAAGTATGGAAATAATCCAGAATTTAGTTTAAAAGATATTACTTCTAATTTAACCTTGTTAAAACTAGATGAAAACCCATCAATTTCAAATGTGTATCAAAATAACGTTATGCAAGATGGTGAAATGTGGAATTACACAACTTACCAACCTACAACGGTAAGCTGTACATTTTTATTATGGTTTTCAACATGGCAAGATTACTTGTTAGCAAAACATGATATAATGCAAGCTTTTATGCAAAAAGAGCTATTTAGAATTAGAACTGATATTGATAAACATCTAGTAAGGTATGTTAGAACAGCACCTTTTACGATAGCTCCTAATGAAGACGGTTCACATTGGGCAACATTCACAGTAGCGTTTGAAAATCCTAGTGGCGTTAAATATAGCTATTTAAGGTCAGACCAAATTTCTCAATCTAATGGTTGGGGATATGGATTGAATTTAGCTGACGTTCCAAATTTAAACTATCATTTCAATAATCAAACAAGTTTTAGAATATTTAACGCTAGTGATATTGCAGTAGATCCATATTTTCAAAAGCACGATCTGAAGATAACAATTAAATCTGCAAATGGTGGACTAACGGTTAAAAATACGACAAATGAAACAAGTTGGACGTTCAAAGGGTCATTAAATAGCAATGATACAGTAGTTTTGGACGGTATCAATACTTATAAGAATAATAGTTATGATTCAATGGAAACTGATTTTGGATATATCAAACTAGAAAAAGGTTGGAACGAAATAACACTTGATAAAGTAGCAGATATAACATTTTCATTTCCATTTATCTATACATTCTAAAGGTGGTGGAAGTAGTTGAATGAAAGAATAGTTAAACTTAAACCTAGAAATCAAGATAAGATTTTTATTTTGAATAATATCTTATGGAATAGTTTTAACATTCAGTGGGCTGAAAATGATACCTATCAACTATCCTTTACAGTGTACGATGATGGTTCAGACTTGTTTAAGATAATTGCAGTAGAGTCTAGTATATTTTTTGACGGTCAAGAATATATTATTAAAACACTTGCAGTAGATTATGCTGCAGGAGTATCAACTATACAAATAACGGCGACACATGTATCTAATGAATTAGCTAATTTGTGGAAGTATGAGGTCAATAGTGGCGAAAAGACGTACACAGTTAATGATGTATTAGCATTTTATCTCAATGAAAATAACAAGGGTTTTTCATATCAAGTTATCGGTAATTTTGATAATCAACAAATAACGGATTTAGGAAATACTAACGGTAAAGATATGATATCTAAGATTTTATCTACTTGGGAAAATGCTATTTTTTATCCAGATAATAGAAATATACGAATTTATAACAAGAAAGATTTTTATCAAAATAAAGGTAAAAGATTAGACTACCTGCACGATACAAGTGAAGTTCAGTTAAATATTGATTCAACTGGAATTATTAATAAGATTAGAGCAATAGGAACTGAACATGAAGTTACAACCACCACAGAAATCACAGTTACTGATGGTAGTAGTTGGGGTTGGCCTTTTCCAGACGTAGGTGAAGGAAAATTTATGGGAAGTCAATTATTCGGTGTTAATGCAGGTGGTGAATTTAGACCTAATGGATTCCATGACGGTTTAGATTTTGGCTCAGTAGATCACCCAGGAAGTGAAGTTCATGCAGTACATGGTGGGAAAGTCGCAATTAAGTCATATATGGGCGGATTAGGTAATTATGTTGTTATTTCTGGTGGTGGATATAATGTTGTTTATCAAGAGGCGTTTTCAAGTGCTAGTAAAATAACAGTTAATGTGGGAGATACTGTAAAAATAGGTGATATAATAGGTTATCGTGATACAGATCATTTACATGTTGGGGTAACACGTCAAGACTTCAATGTTGCGGTTGGAAAATCTTTTACTAATGATGGAACTTGGTTAAATCCGTTAGATTTAATTAAAAGCGGTGGTACAGGTCCTACTACTCACACAGAAACAGAAGAAGAAACTCATACAGAAAAGTATTTTGATGATTTTATGGTTGAAGATAAAGATTCTATTGCAAAATGGGGAGAACATCCAGCAGCAGATATGTCGGATGATAGATTCCATGATAAAAATGCAATGGAGGTATATGTTAGAAGTAAATTCCAACTAGAACCATTAATATCTGGTACAGCTAATGAATCGAGTAATATTAAACCTGATATAGGGGAAATTAGAAGATTAGAAGTAAAGACAGTTAAATTAGTTACAGAGGTAATGATAGTTGGATTTACATGGTATCCATTTGATCCAACGCAGCAAACGCAACTAACATTAAATAATTTACCTTATTCTATTCTTAGAAATAATACTAATATTCTCCAAAAAATGAATGAAATCAGTACAAGTGTTACTAAAACTATTACAAAATTAAATGGTGGAAATACGCGAGAATTAGAAGAAACATTGAAGAAATACATTGACAATAAACTCAACAACAATACTCCAACAACTCCAGATATACCTAAGCCACAACATATTGGAAAAATTATTGATGTCTCAGAGTGGCAAGGGGTAATTGATTGGCCTAGCGTGATAGCTGATGATATCACTTTGAGTATTATACGAGTCCAACATGGTTCTGCTCACCAAGATTTAAAGTACATGGAGAATTTGCAACAATGTATTTCAGCTGGCGGAAAGTATGCAGTATATGCATATTTTGCTGCTACATCTACATCAGACGCTCAACAAGAAGCTAGAGATTTTTATAATCGAACTCAAAAGGTTGTCGCAGGTAAGCAACAGCCTATTTTTTATGCGATTGATGTTGAGAGTATTGAAATGAGTGGAGATGTTACTCAGATGAGAGCGGGGGTTGAGGCTTATATGTCGCAACTCAATGCTTTAGGTGTACCAGATAATAAGATAGTTCTGTATATTGCTAATCATTTGTACGACAGGTTCAATCTGAATGTAGCGCGTCCTGGTGCGATTTGGATACCAAGTTACGGACAGAATGATGGAACATTGGCTAATAGTTTAAAACCTACACACCCATATGACTTACATCAATTCACAAGTAAAGGTAGTGTTAAAGGTATATCTGGGAATGTAGATATGAGCGCAGAGCCAAGCGAGAAGTTTAAGGAGTTGATATTTAGTGCTTAGTTGGAATGGCGATATACATGAATTTTTAAATGTATATCAGAAGAATATGACGGACTTTCAAGATGAGGTTAATAGCCATTTAAGTTGGTTGAATGATGATTTGTATTTAGATAATGATTTTAGATTAGCTTTAATCGTTCAGAAACTAGATGCAAGTTTCTCACGGCTTTTATATAACGAAATTTGTGAGAATACAAGGTTAATTAATGTCATCTTGAATAAATTATCAGATTTGTTAAACGAGTCTGATTACCAAGAATATGATGATTTGGGTAACTTAGTAACAGTGTCTTATAAGGCTTATTTAGATAATAAGTTAGAGTTAGATAAGGATAATTTCAATAAATATTATCAACAACTTCAAGCTATTTTAGATAAACTAGCAAAGTTTAAACATGATAATGTTAGTGAACAATATTTGAAGGGTGGTGAGAATTAATGGCAGTAGTGAATAATCAATATATACACTTTGATTTATTACGATATCAAAATGAAGTTCTAGATATCACAAATAAATTTAAGGGACATATTGGAGACACGCAGGATTATATTAAATTAAAAATAACATCTAATAGTTATCCGGTTGATTTACGTAACATGAAAGTGATGTTTGCAGGCGTAGATCCTAAACAGATTGCTCATAGACACTATTTGGAGCTTAAGGCAGATCAAAAGACAGACAATTTAGAAAAGGGAATGTGTACGGTTTATTTTGATGAAAATACATTCAATTATGAAGGCGAATGGACCCAGGCTTATTTTAAATTCATTGATGAAAATGGTAATACAGTATCAACTGTTAATATGAAATTAATAGCTATGGGAGATCAGGTTTACGCTGCAGTAGGCCAAGTTGCGAATATTACGATAGATGAATTTAATAAAGAATACGAGAAAGTAAGAGAAGCAGAAAAGAAAACTGAAGCTTTATTTAATTCTTTATCTGCAGATGCCAAAGCCAAGTATCAAGCTGCATATGATGAGTACAAGCAAGCTATTCAAGAAGCTTATGATGTAATCTTCAACGCCCAAACAGGGCTTAAAGTCAATTATGACAGGTTACAAGAAATGGCTCAACATATTCAAGAAACCTTACGTCAAGCACAATTCCACGATAGACCGTTTCAATTTGATACAGTTGCAATTATGAAATCTCATCTAGAACTACAAGATGGAGATTTAGTGATTACAAGTGGCTGGGGTAGTAAAGAAGACGGTCATGGTAATATGTGGCAAGTTCGAGCTAAGAAGCGTAATGAGACACCAGATGAAATTAATGTGATTGCTTTACAATCTGGTTATGTGGCAGAGCGTAACTTAAGCATGATTTCAGCGGATAGTCTAGAAGATATTATGTACGGATATTCAATCAAGATTGTACACAATCAAAAAGACTATCCTAAACCAACAGTTTTCTACTATGAGAATGCACTTGGTACTGAAGTAGGTGGACTTGGTTCTGGTTCATTTGGTGAAACATTAACTAAGTTAGTTCCTTGTGAGGCAGAGTATACGGATAATAACTCAATTATTATACGTATACCACGTAATTTCTACATGGATGCTAAACCATACTACAAGTATGGAGATTGGTATTTAGGTAGTGGTAATAAAACAATTAAGATTAGTCTGGGCAATGTTGATGATAGTGCTGCTAAAGCTGGAGATGGTAAAGGCAGCAGTCATTTATAGTACAGGCTATTTTAATTATCCAACAGCTCAAGTGATTTAAGGGCTATTTATATTTAACAATAAAGAAAGAAGGATAAACATGGCAATAAATTTTGAACCTATTTTTTCTGAAATGCAAAATGGTCCAGAAAAAATTAAAGAGAATTTCGACAAAATCAACGAAGGGAAGCAATGGGGCCCTTCACAAAATGCGACACCTGGTCCTGGTACTGAAGGTGCATTTACTTATAAAGTCAGAAATGATAATCAATTTGTGGCAATCACATTTTGGCCTACAGGTATTAAAACACACCCCGAACGAGTTGCTTATTTACCTACATCGATTACTACCCGCATGCTAACTTTTGACTTCATTGGCAGAGCAGACAACGGTGGATACGGAACAATGCGAGTTGATGGTGACACGGGCAAGTGCACATTTACCGCAAACGACGATGGTGGGATTTATATCCAACAAACAGTGGCGCTTAAATAGGAGGTAGCAAGTAAATGAAGCAAGTATATTTTTATGACGAAAATAAGAAATTCGTTAGTTATGATGTAATTGATGATACCGCAGAAATTCCGGCTAATACCACAGTGGTTGCACCAGTAGATAGTAACGGTGTTGGTTTGTATGATCCAACTTGGAATGAAAGTACACATTCTTGGGATAGTTTGACGGAAAATGAATGGAAGAAGAAATACACCATTCCAGAAGTTAAACCAGTTCCAACTCAAGAAGAACAAGCTGCAGCACAACAAATGTTAGCAGTAGCTGACTTACAAGGAAAAGTTGTTACTCTAACTTCAACAGTGGATAAATTAAGTAAGTCTAATAACGAACTAAATGCAACTTTGGCACAAATTATGTTACAAAACGCAACTAATGCAAAAAATGGAGGTAAATAAAATGAGATATAGCTATGATATTGTAAAACGTTTCTATGATTTAGGATTATTCACAAAGGAAAATGTACAACTTTTTGTAAGAGTAAATTATTTTACACAAGAAGATTACTATAAGATGTTTCCAGAAGATAAGCTTGCTGAAACAACTACATCAACACAACCACCAGTAGCTCCAACAGCTTAAGATAATGACAGGGTAGGTGGGTAGGAGTAAAAATAAAAGTAGGTGAGTATATGTGCATTCATTACTAGGATATTCATGGGCGGAGATAGCGTCAATTCTGGCGGTTATTTCCGTCCTTTTTAGTGGGACATATTGGTTAATTAGGCATGGTGCCAAAGTATTAAATAATGCAATCACTGCTGGTACATATCCGTTGTGGCAGCAATCTCAAGAATTAACCAATACAATCAAACGACTTAATAAAAATTTTGAAGAAGAACATGAAAAATTACAAAGACTAGAGCAGGAAGTAGAGCAACACGATAAAGCTATCATACTTCATGAAGAAAAAATCAAACGGTTGGAGGAGAGAAAATGAAAGTAGTCAATGATATTATTGAGTGGTTAGTACAGACTGGGCTTTTATCTGTACTGGCTATTTTTTTACTCAAGCAACTTAAGCCAGTATTAGATAATAAAGCTCAACATTCATCTACTGAACAATCTAAAGCGCTATGGACGTTACTTGAACAAGTGGCAGATATGGCAGTTACAAGTTTAGTTAGTCAAGATAAGAGCGGACGTGAAAAGTTTGATGAAGCTAGTATGATTGTTAATGATGTTATGAAGAAACAAGGATATAAGCTTGATTCACAAGTTATCCACACTGCCGTTCAATCAGCTTACGAAAAATCAGATTTAACACCAACAGTAAATACTAAGGAGGACAAATAACATGGTTATGTATACAGTAGATGTTTATTCGGGATCAGATGATAGTATTATTCGTGATCCACACGCTCAAGGAGTAATTGTGAAGGCTACTCAAGGCACAGGATATGTTAATCCAAAGTGCAATCACCAATGGGATTTAGCAGGGCAATTAGGTAAAAAACGTGGCTTGTATCATTACGCTGGTGGTGGTAATCCAGTATCAGAAGCACAGTATTTTATTAATAATATCAAGAACTATGTAGGTCAAGGTATATTGATTATTGACTGGGAAAGCTATCAAAATTCAGCATGGGGAAATACTAACTGGGTTCGCCAGTTTGTAGACGAGGTACACCGTTTGACGGGGGTATGGTGTGTCATTTATGTTCAAGAATCAGCATTAGGACAAGTCGCTAACTGTGCTAAAGATTGTGCAGTTTGGGTAGCTAAGTATGCATCTATGAACTGGAACTCTTGGACGGTGCCAGACATGAACGTATCTAGTGGGGCTTTTGGTTCAATTACTGGTTGGCAATATACAGGCGGTGACATGGATAGATCTATCTGGTATCTGGATGCAAATGCTTGGGATAAATTTGCTAAACCTGGAGCAAAACCACAAACTGAGACACCTAAGCCAGCTCCAGCACCTAGCCAAAATAACACTAAATATGATTCTTGGACTGATGATCTTGGTGTGAAGTGGTTCAAGGAAGATGGTAAGTTCACAATTACAGTAGATGAAGGTATTATTTTACGTTGGGGCGCGACAACAAATTCATCTAAGATTGGCGTTTTACCAAAAGGATCTGTTGTTAAGTATGATGCATTTTGCCACTCTGGTGGTTATGTGTGGATTAGACAGCCTCGTGGAAATGGACAATATGGGTATCTTCCAACTGGGGAAAGTTCTGGTGGTAAGCGTACAAGCACTTGGGGTAAATTTGAGTAA